CAGCGCTATCTGCAAGGAGCCGTCACCGTCAGCCGTGAGGTGACCGCATGAGCGTAGCCATCTGCGGCGATCCCGAGGTTCTGGTCATCGAAACCGGCGTGGAGTACGCCATAGCTCTGGAGCCAGACGCCGAGACGGTTGTTGTCACGACAGGAGAGCAGGGGCCGCCTGGTCCGCCTGGCAAAGACGCCCCCGGCTCTGGCGGCTCGCCCGTCATCAGCGCCGACCCGAACAACCGGCTGACCCAGGGCAGCGACAACGGCCTTTTCGTATCCGACAACCTGAACCCCGACCCGCTCGCCTACTACATTCTCGCAAAGGGCTAACCAATGAGTTTCGAAACCAAAATCATCGCACTGGCCCAAGCCATCGGCGCGGACATCAAAGACCTGCGCACCAAGCAGGGCGACCTCACCGCACTGAGCACCACCGCCAAGGGCAATCTCGTCGCGGCGATCAACGAACTGTACGGCCTGCTGGGTTCCTCCGGTGCCGCAATCGACGACGCGGCCGGCGACGGCGCTACGTCTGTCACCTGGTCGGCGGACAAGATCTTCGACACGATCGAAGCGGCTAAAGCCGCGGTAAAGGCAGAACTCACCGACGGCGCTTCGACAGCCCTCGACACCCTGGCCGAGCTGGCCGCCGCGCTGGGCAACGACCCGAACTACGCCGCCACCATAGCAACCGAGTTGGGCAATCGCGTGCGCTACGACGCGCCGCAGACACTGACCACGGCGCAGCAGCTCCAAGCCTGCACCAACATCGGCGTCGGCAACCCCGAGCGCGATTTCGTTACGGACTACACCACAGCCAAGGCGTAAATCATGAGTCTACAACAGCGAATTACAGCGCTGGCTCAGGCAATTGCCGCTGATATCAAGATTCTCCGCGAGTCGTCTCTCAAGGCTGTACCGGCATATAAGGCCTCTGGGACCATATTGCGTCTAGCCCTGACATCAAACCAATCGCTGCCTGTCATTAATGCCAGCGGTACAACCCTGAACATATCGGTGATCGCCAATGGCTGAAGTCAGACCCCTTAAGCTCACAGATATGGGGAACGGTGTGGGCAAGCTTGAAGAGTTTGCGGATGGCGATACCCTGCCGGCTGGCTTGGCTCCGTCAGCGGTTGCTGCGCAGGTGTCTGCAGCGAATCTGCCGGCATACCCAATATCCGCATCATCTGCTGTGAATGGCTACGAAGCAAGCAAGCTCAACAGCTCACCGGTTAGACTTTTAGGGTCGACGATAGCTGGCGGTTGGCTGGCTCCGCTCGGCGCCACGGCGCCGTACATCGACGTAGCACTTCCGTTTGGAGTGGTCATAGGCGACTCGATAGCAGAGGGCCACCCGACCTTGCACGGTCGCCTACACCCTGACGGCATCGCTGGCTACTCGCCAGACTATGCAAGCTCCCCAGGACAGCCCAGCTACGAGCTTGCGAGGCTTACGGGCTCGCATTGGTACAACCACGGGATTGGGTCCCAGACGACGACTCAGGTGCTGGCGCGCTTTGATCGTGACGCGGTTGGCTTGGTAAGCGACCCCGGTGACGGGCTTGGTAACAAGACGCTGCCAGGGAAGCCCTATGTATGTCTGGTGATCGCTGGGGCGAACGACATAACGGGCGGTGTTTCTGCTGGCACGATCCAGGCGAACATGCAGTCGATGCTGGATAAGCTACTCGCTGCAGACATAGTTCCAGTGTTCGCTACGTTAGCACCTTCCTCTGGTTACACCGCCGCGCAAAGGACGGCAGCGCAGAGCGTTAACCAGTGGATGTTGGGCACTCTGGCGTCAGCAGGGGCGATCGTATTCGATCTCTACGCGTGGGGGTCAGACGGGGGAACTGGGGTCAAGGCGGATCGTTACGTCGATACTATCCACCCTTCCCGGGCTGGCTATGCTCAGCTAGCGGTCGATGTGGTTGCCGCGATCCCGAAAAGTGTGTGCAGCGGCACCCTGAGGCTGGACTTCAAGGTGGACCCAGCCTCCCCCCCAAGCAGTTGGGTGGCGCCTGCCAAGGTACGTATCGCGAGAGAAAACGTATCCATAGAGGGGGTGGTATCGGGCGACTGGATTATCTTCTCGCTGGCTACGTTGCCCGCGCTGCAGTCGCCTGTAGTCCGGATAACGCTGGTTTCGCCCGCCTCTGGAAACTCTGGCATCAGCGGCGCGTCGGTAGGGATGATGCCCACCCGGCCTGCTCCTAGCAGCGCGGGCGCGGGCGTAGGTCTGGCGGTGGCGGCTACGCTTGGGAAGACCGGAGACGTCTGGGAGTTCAATCCCGCGTTCGTCCAACGCGGGGTGTACTCGATAAGCGCGGGGACGACCGAACTGACAATAACGTGCGACCCAGTGGCGATGATCATGTGCGGCAACGTTGGGTCAGGCGCGGTAGCAAATAAGATCAAGGTTTCTGCATCCTGGGGGCTCCAGCCGGTAACGTCGTTCACGCTTCTGTTCGGCGATGGGGCTACGGCGCTCGACCCAACAACAAGCGCCGTACCTAATGGCACGTACTACTCACTAATCGGCTCGACAGCGTGAACGGAACGATAGTGGACAACCACACCGCATAGAGCCCCGCCAGTCGGGGCTTTTTTACGCCTGGAATAAAATCATGACCCTCTCTGAAATACGGGAGCGAGCCATAGCGCCCGCTCTCGCGCTGCTGCCTGCGCGGATGTCTAGCCGAGAGGCTGAGATCATGCTGCTGGCTATCACGCAGCAGGAAGACCCGGAGCAGCGGCGCCGTCAGTGGCCGACCGGGCCGGCACGCGGGCTGTACCAGTTCGAGCAAGGCGGGGGCGTGCGCGGCGTACTGAATCATCCGTCGAGCCGTGACCATGCGCGGCGCGTGTGTGCTGCTCGCGGCGTTGAGCCTGAGCCTGCCGCTGTATGGGCTGCGCTTGAGTACGACGACGTACTGGCCTCGGCGTTCGCGCGACTGTTGCTCTGGACTGATCCGAAGCCCTTGCCGGGCGAGCATGATGCAGATGGCGGCTGGGATCTGTACGCCAGGACTTGGCGGCCCGGAAAGCCACACCCTGAACGCTGGCCTGTTCGTTTCGCCGCAGCGGTTCGTGAGGTGATGACATGACCGCTTGGCTGAAGCTCGTCCCCAGCTGGGCCTATTGGCTGCTGGCCCTGGCCGTTGTAGCCGGTGGGCAGCAGATCAGGGTGCTATCGGCTCAGTCTGTGGCCTCAAAGGCGCAAGCTGATCTGGCCAACTACCGCGCCGACGTCAGCGAGCGCGACCGGCGCGCCGCGCTGTTCGTGAATCAGGAAAACCAGCGGCGCCAAACCGCAGTTGAGGAGATACGCCGTGACGCACAAGAAAAGATCGCTGCGGTTGCCGCTGATGCTGCTGCCGCTGATGACGCTGCTAGCCGGTTGCGCGCACGAGTTGCCGAGCTCTCCCGTCGTCCAGCCAACTGTGCCTGTTCTGCCGATGGAGGGGAAACAACCGGAGAGGCCAGCGATTTGCTTGCCATCGTGTCCAGCCGGCTTGATGAGGCTGCGGGAGAGCTTGCTGCTTATGCTGAAGGAGCCGCGAACGCCGGAACAGCTTGCCAGCGATCGTATGAAGCCGTGAAGGGGAATTGAGATTGCCCGGACGGGCTGAGAGGGGGTATTCCGGAACGCCTTGCTTGAATTCTGCTACAGCAAAACGAAACGGCAGGTTAAGCGATTGATCTGATTAGAGTTTATTTCTCAATCAACACGATCCATCATCGGCGCGACGGAAAACCGGCGCGACAGTTGCGGAGACGTAGTGACAGGGTTGTAGCTGGCGTTCATGCGGCTTTCCGGCGGAGCGTTTAGGGCGCGCTACGATTGCTTCGACACTTTTATGCCCGTTGGCTGTGGCGATATAGCGACTGTCTGAGCGAGTTGAAGGCGACTGGGGCGGTTGCTTAACCGATCGCCTCGGAAAATGGCCGGCAAGTTTATCAGGAGAGCAGGGTCCTGGTGCGTGAGACCGCCGTGCGGCGCCGCACGGCTGCGTGCAAGGGGCAGCCATAACGGCAAGGTTCCGCGCGCTGATTGGGGTCGGATGTATAGCCGCTTGAATGGTCTAGTGATTAAGCGTACCTAGGCGCCCCGAAGAGTTCGGCAGCACAATAAAAAACCGCAGTCGCTCCAAAGCTGACTGCGGTTTTGATCAGGCCGATCTCGACCTGATGACTGCGGTTGTTACCGGTTGAACGCAGCTCCGGTGCCAATGACGCTAGCCGAAGGCAGCAGCTGGCTGATGAAGCGGTTCCAGCGAGTGATACCTGCTGGTCCGACGAACACCACATCCTGCGGTTGCAGAGGGAAGTGTTGAGCCAGGGCAAATGCCGCAGGAGACTCAGCATTCAGCTGAAACACGGTGGCTTTTTCGGTGGCGATGTTTTCTGCGCCACGAATCACGTAGACCGCTTCGCCGTCGGCAGTGTCTTGGCGAATACCGCCTGCGGTGCCGATAGCATCCATCAAGTTGAGGCTGGTGGCCTTGAAGGTCATGGCTTGCGGGTTTACCACTTCGCCCAGAACGTAGATCTTCTTCTGGTCGTTATACGGCAGATGGAGTTGGTCGCCGTCTTTCAGATAAACCTCATGGAGCCAGGAGTCCGGACGGTTCAGGTCGTCGAGATCAAGCATGTATTCGCGGCCGTCACGCTTGAGCATCAGACCGGACAGGTCCGCCGTATCGGTATCGACACCGGCTTGACCAATAGCCTGCATGATG